GCCGCTACTGGGACGGCAACATGATCCGGTGGCGTGCGGGGAAACTGCTCCCGGTTGGCGGGTGGCAGCGCATTACAGACACTCCACTTGATAGCACTGTTCGCAAAATCTTCCCGTGGGCAGGCACGGACGGAGCCACCTACTGCGCGCTTGGCTGCGAAGACAAGTTGTATGTTCTGACTGGCTCCACCTATACCGACATCACTCCTGTTGGATTTGTCGGCGCTGATGTCGGAGTGTATGGCGCGTTCGGCACTGGCGACTACGGCGACACATATTACGGCGAAGACACAGACGCCACGTATCCGCGTGATCCGACGCAGAGCTTCCTGCCGACATTCTCTTGGACCATCGACAACTGGGGCGGCGACATTCTCGCTGTGGCCTCATCAGACGGTCGCCTGCTGCACTGGAACAACGACGAGCAGTTTGCTGAGCCGGTTGGCTATGCTGCTATCACGACGATTGCCCGCGTCTCTAACGTGGCGACTGTGACGACTCCAAACCATCACGGGTTTAACGTCGGGAACCAAGTCGTCATCGCAGGAAACAGCGTCGGCAGTTTGAACGGCACCTATACGATCACCAGCACGCCGTCGCTGACCACGTTCACCTATGCGAACTCTGGCACGAACGCTACTGGATCAGGCGGAACTGCAACTTCGGTTGCTGCGGAACTGCCGCCAATCAACAACCGTGGCGTCATCGTTACGCCCGAGCGCCACGCTGTTCTGATTGGTGCTGGTGGGAATACCCGACGCGTGTGGTGGTCGTCGCGTGAAGACTATTCTGACTGGGATGCCGCAGACCCGACAAATACCTCTGGCTATCTTGATCTTGATACACAGAACAAGATCGTCATGGCTGCTCCTGTCCGCGAAGGCACGCTGATCTTCACGGAAGACGAGGCATGGCTGATGCGATACATCGGCCTCCCGTATATCTATCAGATCGAGCGCATTGGCTTTGGTTGCGGCCTGATCGCACCGCAAGCCTTTGCGACATTCTCTGGCCGTTGCATCTGGATGGGTCGCGAGTCATTCTACCTCTACGACGGCGGCACGGTTCGCCCGCTGCCGTGCGACGTTGGCTCCTACGTGTTTGACGACGTTGATCCGCAAGTCGGCTCGCTCTGGACGCACGGTTCCGAGAACAACATCTTCCCAGAAGTTTGGTTCTGGTATCCGTCAGAAGGATCGTCAGTCCCAGATCGTGCCGTGTATTACAACTACGCAGAAGGCTGGTGGGGTATTACCGACACGATGACCAGAACGGCTGCTTGCGGCTCTGGCGTGTTCCAGTATCCGCTGGCGTCTGATGAGACGAACGACATCTATCAGCAGGAGAGTGGCTGGACGGCAGCAGGCACGCCGATCACCACTGGCCGCTATGCTGAGACTGGTTCCATTAACATCCAGAACGGCAACCAGATCACGCACGTCAGGCAGGCGATCACGGACAGCGGGTACGGCTACGACAGCACGCAGCTAACCTTCTTCTCATCGTTCACGCCAGAGGCAGCTGAGACGACAAGCGGCCCATACAATCCGCGTGCATCTGGCTACACCGACATGCGCGTCACGGGCCGCGACTTCCGCGTGAAGATTGCTGCGACCGAGGATGGCGAGTGGAGCATCGGTGAAATGCGTCTGGAAATTGTGCCGGGGGGTGGCCGATGATCGTTAATCTTCCGACGCCGCCTGCTGGTTACGACCGCGAGTATTTCCGGTTTTCCTTCTCCCTTCTGGAACGGGTTCTCAGCCAGTCGATTGGCAGACTTGAGGCCGTCGATGGCGTCCTCTTGCTTGCCCCGGATGGTGGCGTCTGGAAGGTGACGGTCGATAACTCCGGCAACCTGAACACTGAGTCGATCCCACTAGGCCAGCAGGGAGCGCCGAACTATTGATCGACCGGGAGCATATGATTGCGCGGTTAGAGCAGGCGCTTGAGCATGGCGGTGGCACGTTCGCCCTCCACGATATTGTAGAGGGCTTGGAGCAGGGTCGGTTCCAGTTGTTCTGGAACAATGGTGGAATAGCGGTGACGGAGATAATTCAGTGTCCCAGGAAGCGGTATCTGAATATCTTTCTTGCTGCCGGTGAGATGAAAGCTGTGTTAAAGTTGCACCGGAAAGTCGAGAAGTTTGCTCGAAAAAACGGATGCGACTTCATGCAAGCAACCGCCCGGAAGGGGTGGGAAAAGTTTGAACCTGCGTTTGGGTGGCGATCCACTCACACCGTTTATACGAGGCAACTCACATGAGCATGGGCGGCGGCGGAACTCAGACCGTAGTTAACAAGACAGAGCTTCCTGAATGGGTTCAGGAGGCCGGTCGGCGCAATCTGGCTGCGGCCTATGAAGTGTCTCGCACGATGCCTGGTCCGTATGAAGGCCAGCGCGTTGCGTCGATGACGCCTGGTCAGGTTTCCACGATTGGAACCATCGCCAACAACTACGCCATGTCTCAGCCGGCTTTCGCCTACGCTCAGCAGATGGCGGCGCAGGCTGGCGGTTATCAGCCGGAGCGGGTTCAGGCCGGCCAGCTGGCGACGACTGATCTGTCTCCATACATGAACCCCTACACCCAGTCTGTTCTCCAGACGTCGCTTGATACGCTCAATCAGCAGCGGCTCACCGGGCTGAACCAGGCTGCTGACGCGGCGATCAAGGCTCGCGCTTTTGGTGGGTCGCGTCAGGCGATCCAAGAGGGCATCGTCAATGCTGCTGCCCAACAGCAGGCTGGTCAGCTGGCGGCGAACCTCATGTCGCAGAACTTCGCCCAGTCTCAGGCTGCGGCGCAGGCCGACATTCAGCGCCAGATGGCTGCTCAGCAGCTCAACCAGGCTGCGGGCATTTCCGGCGCCGGCCTTGGTCTTACTGGCGCGCAGACACTTGGCGGTCTTGCTGGCGCTGGTCAGCAGAACTTCTTGCAGGGCGCGGCTGCGGCGCTTGCTGCGCAGGAGTCGATCCAGCAGCAGCAGCAGGCTGAGCTTGATGCGGCGCGGCAGGCGTATGCAGAGCAGCAGGCGTTCCCGGCCCAGCAGCTCAACCTTCCCATTCAGGCTCTTGGTCTTACGCCTTACGGCGGATCGCAGACGCAGACGAGCAGCGGCGGTAGCTCTTCCCCGCTTCTTAGCGGTCTTGGCGCCGCTTCTATGGGCGTTAATATCCTTGGCGGTTTGAAGTCTCTTGCAGCACCCGCTGCCGGAGCCGCAGCTGCTGCTCCAGCCGCAGCTGGTGCCTCTAGTGGTTTTGGGGCGCTTCTTTCTGCCATTGGCTCTTTTCTCCCGTTCTCCGATGAACGTGAGAAGACCGACATTCAGAAACTCGGCAAGGACAAGGAAACCGGCGTCGATATGTACGCCTATCGCTACAAGGGCGATCCGAAGACCTATCCGAAAGTCGTCGGCCCGATGGCTCAGGACATTGAGAAGAAGTATCCTGAAGCCGTTAAGGAAGTCGCTGGTCGTAAGACCGTCGATGTTCAATTCCCATCCATGCTGAAGGCGTTCAGATGAACCCGGAAGAACTCTTCGCCTCGATTGAGCAGAAGTACGGCCTGCCAGGTGGCTATCTTGGCAGGACGTACCAGATTGAAAGCGGCGGCGGCCGGAACCTGTTCAACCCGGCATCCAAGGCTGCTGGCCCGTTCCAGTTTATTCCCAGCACGGCGAAGGCTTACGGCCTGTCCGATCCGTATGACTTGCAGGCATCTGCTGACGCAGCTGCTCGTCTGGCTGCGGCGAACCGCGCTGATCTTCAGCGCGCTGGAATTGAAAATCCGACTGCGGCGCAGCTCTATCTCGCGCATCAGCAAGGCGCTGGCGGCGCATCAAAGCTGCTGGCGGGCGGTGAGAATCCTGCGACTTCCATCGTCGGCAAGCGCGCTGTTCTCCTGAACGCTGGCAAAGAGGGAATGAGCGGTCCTGCGTTCGCGCAGCAGATCATGGCGAAGTATGAAGGTGTTCAGCCTTCCTTTGCGGCTCCGCAGCAGGGGGCGATTGATACTGCGCGCGAACAGACTGCCGCCGTTGATACTGCTGCGTCCGTTGACCAGGCTACGGCGCAGAGCGCACTACAGTCCGCCAAGGACGAAGAGCTGTTCAAAAACTTAGGAAGGATGGGCCTGTCTTTGATGGCGGCCAATCAGCCGAAACAAGTTGGGATGCTCGGTCCCGTTGGTAATCGTCCGCGCCGTAAGGGTGATCTCTTTAGCGGCGGCTTGCTGGGGTAAGAAACATGGCTATCAGAGAAGAAATTGCCAAGCTGTATGACACCATCCTCAAGCGCCCAGCGGATGATGTTGGTCTGGACTATTTCACCAACGCTGTTACGTCCGGCGCCGGCACGCTGGCCGACGTTGCGCGTGATCTTCGAGCTTCTGCCGAAGCGCAGGGTCTGCTTGGTGGCGCAACGACGAACACTGCCGCAGTAACAAACAATGCAGCCACCACCAATGCTGGCCTGCTTGGTGGCGCTACCACAAACACTGCCGCGAACACTGGTTACACGATGGATGCTGCGCGCAACCTTGTGTCCGGTTTCTACAAGACCGGATTGTCTCGTGCCGCCGACGCTGGCGGCCTGGACTTCTGGTCAAACGCTATCGTGTCTGGTCAAATGTCACCTGCTGACGTGTACAGGGCAATCATGGCATCGCCAGAAGGACAAGGCACGCAGATCGGCGTGCGGCCTGTCCCGTTTGGTTCTCAGGCTGTCGGCGGCAACGTGTACGAGATGGCGCAGTACAATGCGCCGCGCAATCTCCCGCCGTCGATCCAGAACGCTTTCCAACAGTCTTTGGATTACCAGGCTGCGCTTCCTTACCTGATCCCGCAGTTTAACCCCGCCGACATCCCGGCGACCTATCAGCAGATCGCGCAGCCGCGCCAGCGGCTCGACATTAGCAACATCACCGTGCCGCAATGGCTCCAAGATGCGGCTAAGAAAGATCAGGCTGCTGCCGAGCCGGTTGAAGAAGGTGCGGAAGCCAAGCCCGTCGTTCAGCCGGCCACCACTACTGGTGGCGTAACTACCACAAATGTGGGGTCGAATAGCTTGGATTACCTCAAGAACGTGCCAAACTGGATTATAAACACATACGGAAACGCGCTTGGACGCCTTCCCGAGCAATCCGGCGCGGAATACTGGGCAGCTCAGGAAAAAGCAGGCGTTCCGATTGCCGACCTGATTGCAACAATTCAGAGTTCGCCAGAAGCTCTCGGAAGAGCGGGGCTTCTGAGCAAGTAGCCGCAATCTTGCGGTAAGCGAAGGAGGAGAGCATGAAATACGACGTCAACAACCCGCCTGAGTGGCTGGCTAAGATTTATCAGGAGTGCTTGGGGCGCCAGCCTGATGAGACTGGAATGTACTACTGGATCGGCGTCCACGACGGCGGCCAGTCCATCCAGGCCATTTACAATGGCATTTACGCTTCCGAAGAAGCGCAGGCGCTTAGGAAGTAGGAGACTAAGATGGCGAGCTTGATGGACCTTCTCATGCAGCGCAAATCGCGCGGCTATCAAGTTGATGATAGCGGACCTGGCGTTGCTGATCGTGTTCTCCAGCGCGAGCAGAGAGGGTATTCCGTCCAGTCGCCAGCCGCTGCACGTCCTGCCCCTGTTCCGCAGGGGCAGGCGCCTACTCCTGAAATATGGGCCGCGCTGGATCGACTGCGTGGCGCAGGTCCGATGAACTATTCGCGCGGACTTCCTGGTCTTGCTATTCCTGAAGCTCCGGCGCCTCTTTCAAGGGAGCTTACGCCTCCCCAAACCCAAGGCGTGCAGGTTCCGCCCAATTTGGGTCTTGCTGCTCCAGAAGCGCCCGCGCCGTTGTCGAGAGAGCTTATGGCTGCTCCGCGTATGGCGCAATCGGCAGCCAACGTCGGCCCTGTTAACATGAATGTCATCCGTGGCCTCAACCAATATGCCAGCAATATCGGATCGGCCATGCAGCAGGCGCAGCAATACGCCAACCAATTCGCAGGCGGCGACTTGAGCAAAGTCAGCGCCCGTACCTATCGCGACGAAGAAGGTAATCCGTACAACGATTACTACGTCAAAGGACTGCTCGGTTAAGGGGAACTACGATGGCTGACGGCATGGAAGGTGGTCTGCTTGGTATGATTGCGCCGGAGGACCGCGAACGGATCGCCATGAATACGTTCGGGCAGATCGGCGCGCTTCTTCTCGCGGCAGGCCAGAAGCAGATGCCGCAGCAGCGCGCGCAGTATCTTGCGCAGCTCGGCAACGTCGGCCAGAATATCGAGAGCAACATCTATCGCACGCAGCAGGCGCGGTTGATGAACGCGCAGATGCAAGATCGTATGCGCGAGATGGACGAGCTGAAAGTCATCGGGCAGACCCAGCGCGACAATCCTGAGATGCTTGCCAAGCAGCTCGGTCAGGACATTGAAACGATCCGAATGGCTTCACCTGCCGCGCTTCGTGAGGCTGCTCGCGCGCGCGTCATTCAGACGCCTGAGCAGCGCGAGTTGCAGCAACTGAACCTTCAGCAAGCGCGCCAGAACCTTGCGATTGGCCGCATCATAAATGTCGGCAATGAGGTTTATCAGCTTGGTGCTGACGGCTCGATGAAGCGTCTTACGGCTCCGCGCGATCTTGGTATGGGCGAAGGAGGCGGTCAGCCGCAGGCAGAAGCTGCGCCAGAGTCTGCCGCCACACTGAGCCCAAATCTTGATTATTCTCGCGCTTTTAGCTGGAAGGGCGCAGGAAACTTTTTGTCTGGTAAGGGGCAGGGATTGTTTTCTGGTCAGACGAAAGAAACAGCAGAGGCGACAAAAGCTATTGCTGACATCAATAGCCTTAACAATAGCCTTATTTCTTCAACGTCTGCTGAGGTTGCAGGTAAAAACCTGAAATCAACTCAAATGCGTATTACTGATCTTCTTCCTGAGCCGGGTGGTGGTGCTCCAGGGAAGCTGGGCGTTGCCGCTTTGTTTACCAGCCCGCAGGATGCGGTTAACAAATATAGCGCGATTCGCTCTTTGATTGAGAGCGATATGAAAGACCTTGAAGTTCTGGCTGGCGAGCGTTCTCCTGCCTCTGCGTCAGACAAAGTTAAGGCAGCGCAAGCGTGGCGTGATTTGCGCCGCAATAGAGATAACTTGAATGTTGTCATCAGCAGCCTTTCTAAAACTGCTGAAACAGAGGTTCCTGGGCAACAACAAACTGCTCCTCGTCAGCAGGCGCCCAGCCTTCAGGAAGGCACGATCATCAGAAATCCTAGCACTGGTCAGCGCAAAGTCCTCAGGAATGGTAAGTGGGAGGATATGTAATGGTTACTATTCCTGAAGGATTTGAATTAGAGCGTGAACGGTTGTCCATTCCTGAAGGGTTTGAAATTGAACCTAATGCTCCCAAGATGCAGGGCTTTCAGGGAAGCGCCACATATGGCGCGCAAGGTGCGCTGTCTGGTCTTGCTGGCGCGCTCGGCGCGCCGGTCGATATAGCCAATCTTCTTGTTGGCGCTGAGCGCCCGTTTGGTGGATCGGCCAGCATCCGCGCTGGGCTTCAGAACGTCATGGAGCGCGTCGGTACGGCAACCGGCCGCAGCGCGCCTGGTACGCGATACGTTTACGACAACATCCAGGAAGTTCCGCCTGAGTATCGCCCTGCCGCGCGCGCTGGCGAGGCCAGCGGCGCTACGGTTCCGTTTGTCGCCGGTCTTGGTCTTCTTGGCCGAGCCGCCCCGATAGCTCAGACAACGGCTGCTGCCGCTGCTGCACCTGCTACGACTGGTATCGGATCGGCGGCGCAGCAGGCCGTTCGCGGCATGGTCGCAGATGCAGCAGCCAATCCGTACTTCGCCTTGTCTCAGGTTCCTTCCACGCTGGGCGCCGCTGCTGGCGCGTATGGCG